TTTGTTCCTGAAATAGACTATGTCGGAGAGGATGAATTGTATGCCAATATATGAACCAGGCGGAAGAGCAAGAGACGATTCGGAAAACGCATTCAATATTTATACCGCCTGTTCGCATAGGTGTAAATATTGTTACGCTCCGGCTATATTTATGAAAAAAAGGGAAGATTGGTTTACTGATAATGCAACTCCAAGAAAAGATTTTCTGAAAGAATTATTAACCGATATCCCAAAACACGCAGGACAAAAAGCTCAAGTTTTATTTTGTTTTACGAATGATCCGTATGGTGGATGTGATCCAAAATTTAGAGCAACAAGAAAAGCCCTTGAACAGTTTTTAAAATACGAAATACCGGTAGCTATTCTGTCAAAAGGCGGTTATCGGGTTTGTGAGGATATTGATGTGTTTAAAAAATTTGGTGAGCATATTAAAATAGGTCAAACATTAACGTTTGACAATACCTCTGATTCTCTGGAATGGGAATCGGGGGCAGCTATTCCGGAAGAAAGAATTGATACAGCCAGAAAAATACATGAAGCTGGAATAAAAACTTTTGCTAGTATTGAGCCGGTTGTATTCCCTGTCCAGAGCATGAAAATGATTGAACTGTCTATACCGTATATTGCAGAGTATAGAGTAGGAAAATTGAATAGATATAAGGGCATGGATAAATCAGTCGATTGGAAAAAGTTTCTTCATGAGGCCGTTGATTATTTACGAGAGAACAAAAAACAGATTTTTATAAAAAAAGATTTGGCTGATTTTGATTCTGATTATCTAACAGAAGATGAAAAAAATCCTGATAAATGGCAGGCAATTCCATGGTAATTCGGCAGGCAACCGGCAATGGTTGACGGAACAAAAGGCATAAAAACAAGATTCTCAAAAACTAACCAGCCGAAGAATGCAGGGAGAAAACCGGCTAAGCTGAAACAGTTTATCAAAGATAACAACCTCGGCGCGCAGGATGTGGCGTTATTATGCAAGACGCTGATTGTTAAAAGCCGGGAGGAACTGAAAGAGATTGCAGAGAATAAAGATGCCCCGATACTTCTCTCCGGGTGTGCTGCTGCTTTGCTTATGGATATGAACAAAGGGTCGACAGTGACAATCAATATTCTACTTGAGCGGGCAGTCGGGAAAGTGGCAGATCGTGTCATTTCTGAAACTGTTCATGTTATTCCGGCGCCTGATTATGACGCAGAACAACAGGACGCGGAAACAGTTGAGGACAATTGATTTCAGTCATGTACATAGATTTTTAAATCCTATATATATTCCATATCTAAAAGATTATAGACACTGGCAGGTATTCAAGGGCGGCGGGTCTGCCGGCAAGTCTGTTTTTATAGCTCAAAAAATTATTTATAGTGTTTGTACTCTGTTCGGGTATAATGTTCTCTGTGTCAGGAAGACCGGAAGGACTTTGTACGATTCAAGCTTTTTAGAATTGTGCAAAGCTATTCGATCTTTTGGAATCGGTAGTTTTTTTAAAATTAATCGTTCCCGGGGTAATGAGTCGATAACGTTTTTAGGGAACGGGAATAAAATAGTTTTTCACGGGCTGGATGATCCTGAAAAGTTAAAATCAATCACTTTCGAAACAGGGCCTTTAATTTGTATATGGTATGAAGAGGTCTCTGAGGGAACGGAAGACGAAATAAATACATTGTCTATCCGGTTGCGCGGGCGGTCTATGATCCCGAAACATTTCATTATGTCTTTCAACCCGATAGATCAAGATCATTGGTTGAAGAAAAGATTTTTCGATACTCCGATTGATCCGGCTGATGGGTTTACGCTGGAAACTACTTACAAGGATAATTTGTTTTTAACTGCGGCAGACCGGGCGAATCTGGAAGCCCTAAAAAATCAGGATTATTATTACTACATGGTGTACGCTCTTAACGAGTGGGGATACCGAACTAACACAACCGTGTTTCACAATTTAAAAATATACGATTTTGATATTCATGAGTATTATTACCGCAATATCAGACACGGACTTGACTTCGGATTCAATCATGCGGCTGCTTTCATGGGTACTGGATATATCGATGGCGAACTATATATTTTTCGGGAAGTGTACGCAAAAAGAAAGCTGAATGCTGAATTCATTAAAATGATCGAAGAAACCGGGTATGATAAAGTCTACCCTGTGAGGGCTGAATCTGCCGAGCCTGACAAAGTGGCAGAGTTTGCGCGGAATGATTTTGTAATCGGCGGTGCGCTGAAAGGGCCAGGATCATTGCGAAGGGGAATAGACTATTTGAAAGCATTGCCGAAAATACATCTTCACAAAACTAATTGCCCTAACGCGGTTCGTGAGTTTTCGCGGTATAAATACGCGCAATTAAAAGACGGAACTATACTTGACGATTATGTTGAAATAGACGATGATACAATTGCGGCTGTAAGATACGGGAATGAAGAGTTTTTCAACACTGGCGCACAGTCCAGGGCGACGAAACCTTTTTCGAGGAGGGTAATTTGAATCAATATGAAGCGTTCATAAATCAATTTCGGGGGAAACTTAATTTCTTAAATAAAAAACCTTTTGTTAATCGCAGAGAAATAAAAAAAATAAAATCGCAGATACAGGCATTTGAAGAGGGCGGCAAAGATGTTATGTCTACCTATATTACTGCTGTCACGGCTTCAACCGGGGTTGTGGACAAAAATAATTACCGTACTTATCCGGCAATGGTCAATGCGGCTTACAATATGTTTGAGTCACGGTCAGAATATGGATCTGAAATATTCAGGGGAGTCGTGGAGACTCGGATCGCTCTGGTTGGAGGGGAAGGGCTTTCTGTAATTGCGAAAAATGAAAAAACGCAAGATTGGATTGATTCTTTTTTGAAAATAAATAAACTTGCTGGGTCTCGACTGCTGAATCATATACAAACCGGGGAGCTTGAGGGTCGGGACTTGTTGCTTTTGAATCTTGGCAAATATAACGGGAAACCGTATGTAGCTGTATCTAATTTTTCATGGTTTAAAAACAATTATTCGGTTGAGAAAATAGATACTTACGACGGAATAAAAGAAATCAAATATAAAAAAGTCGATAAAGACGGAAATACAAAAGAGGTATCATTGCCGCTTGATCGTACTATCTATGTCCAGATAGGAGGTACTGATATGTACCCGAATGAACCAGTAGGACGGATACATTGTATACTGACCGATTGCGAGAATTTTTCACGGGCTAAATACGATTTGCGCAAAAATGGGTTTCTTTTCGGGCGAGTTACTCCCACATGGAAGATGGATTATCAAGATCCTGGGTCATCGGCAGAGTCCGCAGCAATCAAGAATGCTCTTAACTCTTTTGAGTGGGAGCCGGGAGCGGGATATGCCGGGACCGCTGAATTTAATTACAAAACTCCCGGCAGCGGAGCGCATGATTTATTGTTGTCGGATATGTTAACCTCTTTGCGCAACATAGCTACCACTACCGGGATTCCGATTCATTTTCTTTCGCATCCTGAATTGATGTCTAACCGGGCGACTGCTGAAAATCTCCTGGAGATGGTTAACCTCTCGACAAAAAGAGACAGACTATGCTGGGAAGAATCGTGGACAGAGACGATAGAAAAAGCGATGAATTATGCGGTTGATTCAGGGATGGAAACGTCCGAAATTCTCGGAGAGTTTGAAGTTAAACTGCCTTTGATATCTCTTGCTACATTGAAAAACCTTATCGAGGTATGGTTCCCGCTTGTCGGCGATGTGGTATCCATGGGAACATTCAGAAATATGCTTCCAGGCATTGACCCTTCCCAGGAAAAGAAAAACATAGAGGCAGAAAAAAAAGAGGCTGTAAAAAAAGCGCAAGAAAACCCGCTTTTCCAAAATAATACGATGACTAAAATAAATGGAGGTGACAATGGAGCCGAACGAAATAATAATGCGAACCCCGCAGTCAATACAGGGACTCGATGACATGATCCAGTGGATTGAAAAGAGTGGTTTCAATCCTGGGAAAATGAAACTTGTTGAAATAGGTGTTTTCCTCGGAGATTCTACCGAAGTTTTTTGTAAGCATTTTAAAAAAGTGGATTCTATTGATCCATGGGTTTCTGATATCGGCGACATTACTTCAAGTTGCGACATGAACAAAATATTTGATGCGTTTGTTCTTAAAATGGGATCAGTGTTAAATCTTAACGTCATTCGTGATTATTCTTTTAATGCTGTAAAACAATTTCAAGATGGATCTATCGATATGGTATATATAGACGGATCGCATGAATATAAGGACGTTAAACGAGATTTAAAAGATTGGATTTCCAAAGTAAGAAAAGGCGGTATTGTTGCCGGGCATGATTTCCGGGATAAATTCAAAGGCGTTAAAAATGCTGTGATGGAGTCGGTCGGAAAACCGAAGGCGATTTTCCGGGATTCATCATGGATAACAATAAAGAAATAAGGAGAACCATAATGGCTAAAGAATTAGAAACAAGCGAAGATTTAAAATTGAGAAAAGAAAATATGGATTTAAAAAAAGAAAACGCGAGTCTTTCTTCCCGGGTTGACCAGTTAGAAGAAATTGTAAACCCTAAAGCTGAGATGACCAGAACAGATCCAGCAATGTGCTTGACCACTTCGGCGTTAATTCCGAACAATAGACAGGTTACGCCGGAAGATGTGGAGAATTTTGCCGACAAGATAAATAAAAAAACTGGACAATTATAAAATAAAGTAGTATGGTTTTAAAATGATACAAAACGTGGTTTTGCAATGTTTTAAAGTTTCCGCTATCTCTCAAGAGGAATTATTGTCTTTAATCCCTGCCGAGACTTTGGCCAAAATAAAACAAACTGATGAACATCCATTTTTTCAGGCTTACAGTATTGCGCATGAGGGGATTAGTTCCCCACGTATAGTCGGAGAGGGTACCAAAAAAATATCATGGCCGAAAAAAGCGATTCAATCGCTGAAAAATATAATCAGTAGAGGGGTAAAGTTTTTCAGAGGGCATAAAGAAACAAATAGCACAGAAGGGCGACAAGAAATAGGAGAGATAGTTGCGGATACCCAAAAAGAAATTGATGGGAAATTGCATCATATAGTAATATCATACCACAGTCCGGCAGTACGGGAAATAGCAAAAGAATTTGACGTTGTTTCGCAGGAAGCGGAATGGAATCTTATTGAGGACGCCGGGAATCTAATAGCGGATACGATTCATCAGTTGACCGGAATTGCTATGGGTGATTCTCGGAAAGAAAAACCTGCATTTGCTGGAGCTGTTAGGCTTGGAATGATACAAGCCTTCGAAAGTGATCAATCGGGCGGAGAGCCTGACAAAAATAAAACAGGAGAAAACATAATGCCAACATTAAAAGAAATAAAGACCTATGTCCAGGAAATGGATTTATGGCCGTCTCAGCTTTTTGACCCGGAAAGGATCAAGGCTGACAATAATTTTGCAAAGTTTTTTGAGGAAGCCGAAAAACTCAAAACCAATCTAACTGCAAAAGAAACAGAATTGGAAGTCTTAAAGAAAGGCGTTGCTGAGGCTGAAAAAAAAGTACTTGCTGCTAATGCTAAGTCCAGGCTTGAAGAGATGTTGAAATCAAACATTCTTAAGCTGACCGATCGACAGCGGGAATACATCAAGGCCAACTTCGATGAAAATACAAACGATGTAACCGATGACGCGATTCGGCAGTACATGGAAAAAGCAGCGGGAGACTATCAAAAGAACGCTAAATTTTTCGGCGGAACAGAAAATATAGGAGACGGGGGCGCGGCTGAACCGCCTAAAGGCGATGATATGACAAAAGCCGCAAACAACCCGCTTCTTGAAGAAGATTTATAAGGGGGTACATTATGGTTTTCAATCCAAAAGATGTACATATTTATGATGAATTACTGGATATTACTCCTGCCGCTGCGGTGGCGCAAGGTGATGCGGTTGTTATCCAGGACGTGTTCGGGTTTTATTTGGTAGATGTGACTACGGAAGATATTGCGAACGCGCGGAACGAGGTTGCATTTGTGTATCGGATGCGACAGGTCGAAGTTGCGAAGATGACTGGAACAGGCGAGGCGATACAGTCCGGGGATAAGATCTATTACCAGATTTCGGGTGCTGCGGTAACTGCAAATCCTGTAGGGGTTGCCGGGACAGATTATTATTTCTGCGGCTGGGCAAAAAAGAATGCTTCGGCGTCGGCGAGTGTTGTGCTTATCAATTTTGACGGCACAAGATATAACGAAAATATTTAAGGGGGAACGGTATGGGATATATAGCAAAAGATGATTTGCTTTTTGCAGACATAATGCATAAGGCTGTTTTCTCTGAGAATCCAGCTGAAAAAAACATGGCGGCTATTCAGGCGGCTGTTGCGATTCAGGCTTTCATGACGAAACCTGAACGCAAAATGCGGAAAAAAATAGAAGCGTTTTCTGTTTCAACCGATTTTGATCAGTTAACTCAGAATGCTTTTAACATCACTATCGAAAACGATAATTTTGATATGGGATGGGAGCAGGCGTTTAAAACGGTACCACTTGATCCGAAAAAGAATTTTTGGACAATCTACAACGTCAGTAACGGAATTTCTTTCTCAAAGATTCCTGAAGGCGGCCGGGTTAAAATGGACGGTATTGCCGGTTCAAAAGTAACCGCCTACGTAGATTACTACGGCGGGGCTATTGGATTTACCGACGCGATGATTCGTTTCCGGGAAATACCTGCAATGCTTGATATCGCGGCTTTATTCCGGAACAAATTCTACGCGAACAAATCAAGCAATTATTACGCGCTTCTTGCGGCGGCTGGCGCTCTGGCAGGACAGCAAACCGCTTATGGTGGTGTTGTTGCTGATGGAGTTACAAGACGGGTTATTCTCACGATTAACAGCGCGGCTTTCACATTGACTAACCGGCTAAAAGATAAAGGTTACGGCGATATGGCTACTGCGCCGCTTGTTCTGTACGCCAATCCGATCGACGAACACAAAATAGAAGCAGCTTTCAAGGCCGTTACATCCGATCTTGTGGGCGCGAGAGAAAACGGAACTGAAATAGGACGGCGGTCTATCCGGCGTATCTACACCTACAATTCCAGTATTGTGGCAAACAGACCACTTCTTGTTCTTCCCGGACAGAAGATCCAGCGGGCGGACGCTATGCAGCCGACAACCTATCAAGCTCCTGTTGATCCGTTTACGCTCAACCAGTCTCAAGCGGTTTGGGCTATTTACGGGGGGGCTATTGCTGATACGGAACAAGTTCAGAGGTTAAGCCTAGTATGATAATTGTCGGAACTAACAGCTGGGTAACAATCATAGAAGCGGATGCGTATTTCGATGATCGATTCGGCGCGTCTGCGTGGGCTGGGTTTTCTGTGCCGGTGAAATCTGAATTATTAATCTCTGCGTATCGATGGATACAACAACAGAGCATGTTCACGATTTCGGCTTCCGCGAGTGCGGAAAAAATAAAACAAGCTCAATATGAAACAGCGTGGTTCATCTATAATTATTTTTCAAAGTATGAAGAACGTCGGGCGTTATTTGCGTCCGGCGTTCGTAAATTTAAAATAGAACAGTTCGAGGAAGAACTTGCAGAAGTTGGGTTCCCTAAATTTATATCAGACTTATTGTCTGATTCGATAACAAAAGGAAGCGGGACATTCCCGACGGTAAAAAGAACTTTTTAAAATGGCAGACATAGAAAAGAATATAGAAAAATTATTAAACAACCTTGATAAAATCTCAAACTCAATTCAAAAAAAAATAAATATAATAAGTTCCGCGACAAATAAAGATTCTGTCTTTTGGGCAAAAATAAAAAAAGAAATAGAAGCTGATTATGAAGAAGCAAGAATTTTATTTGCTGAATTTGCGGAAATGACAATCCCTATAGAATATGAAGACGCGGCAAAATTGCAGATTGCAAAAATAAAACAATATCTTTTGCCTGGCGCTTCTTATTCTGATTTTGCGGGGAAACAAAATAATGCACAAACTCTATCGGCAATTCTCGAAGACGCTAACGCTTCATTATTTACAGGGCTTGAGTCTGGTAAAAAAACTTTGCTTCGACTTATTTCGGTGACTCAACAAATCAACGTCAGGGAAGATTTAATAAACAAGGCTATCTCTGATGGGTTTGAAGAATCAGGTTCAGTTTATGGGCCATTAAAAAAAATAAGAGAAGAGCTTTTAGAAAAAGCGATTGACGGTAAATATATTCAGATCATAAACAAAAACGGCGATACGATGACGTTTGATCTAAAATATTATGCGGAGATGGTTGCGAGGACTAAATTACAGGAAGCTTCTACTTCAGCAGTTATCAACACGGCGCTTACTTACGGGGCCGACCTCGTGCAGGTGTCCGCGCATAATACTGAAACCGAATATGACGCATGGTTTGAAGGGAAAATATTTTCTCTTTCCGGTAACGATCCTGATTTTGAACTTGCTCCGGATTTGCCGCCTTTTCATCCAAATTGCGTCTTAGAGGGAACGAGTTGTATACCTGCCGGTAAGTTGGTTTCTTGTTTGCGCGGAATCTATAAGGGGCCTGTTAGAAAATTTAGGTTTTCCAATGGTAGAGATATTACCGTTACCGTAAATCATATGTTCTTGACCCCGCAGGGCTTTGTCTCTGCTGATTTGTTGCGTAATGGCGATGATATATTCTATTGCTCCGATTTCGAGGGGATAGGATTTAGAAACCCAGATATAGACAGGGGTAATTTCTTGATCAAGAATATATTTATTTCTCTTGCTGAATCCTATGGCGTGTTTACCGCTGCTATGCCAGTATCCTCCGAAGATATCCACGGCGATGGAAAATTCATTCAGAAAAATATCGACATTGTAAGGGCCGATAGCTTTTTGAATAGTACAATATATTCCAAAATTTTTAAACATTTCAAAGCAAAGTTCTTCAAGTCTGGAATTAAACATACCCTTTCTTTCAATAGTAGCCGCTATTTTGCAGCGATGTTCAAAAGATTGGCTTTTGCCTTTGATAGCTCTATGGGCCTTTTCCGTAAGCCTGACTCGTTCTTCTTGCGTAGATTTGGAATATCTGATAGCGGAAGCCTGGGACAGAGTTCTATGGGGAACATGAGCAAACGCGAGGTGCCGCCTAATAGTAGACCAGCTTACTCCGGCTTCAGTTCCTATTTCGGCAAGCGTTTTTCCAGAATTATAAAGATTTGTAATGTGGTTGATATCCAGCAATATTCTTTTCATGGGCCAGTGTACTCCTTGGAAACAGATACATCATTATATATTAGCAATGGCATATTGTCAAGCAATTGTAAGCACTCCATTTCTATAGTGTTCCGTGAGGCGTTGGCTTCACAAGGGACACTTGGGAAATATATAGATTTTTCAAATGGTACAGAGTTAACGCATCCGACGCGGACAAGTTTCGTACCGATAACAGAAAGGGGATTCAACAAAAAAAATGCTTAATTTAAATCAGGTTATGCCGAGAGAAAAAGAAATAATAAAGAAAAAAGATGCGGTCATGGGAATTAACCATGCTAAGACTTTGAACGATGGTCAATTTCCAGAGGCATGGGAATTCTTGAAAAATAAAGGCTGTATAAACGATGACCAATATCATGAGACTAATTATGAAAATATAAATGGAGTGTGGAGAAATGAACCATGTTTCATTATTGCTTGTGGATCTGCTTTAAAGGATTTTGTTGAAAAAATCGGGTTTGATTTTTTGAATAATCGTCATACCATCGGAATAAATCATGTGATAGAAGACTATGACAAATTAGAATGGTTCTTTTTTTTAGATCATAGATTTTTAGCAAAAACAACATACGATCTTTGTAATTTTAAAGGCCGTGTATTCTCTAAAAATACAGCAGGATATAAAAGAGCTTACACTGATTGTTCTTTTGTTGCGGTAAATGATGAGCCGAAAAATTTTATTGAAGATGGTTTGTTTTCCGGAAACCTTTCAGGACTTGCGGCTTTAAATCTTGCAATTATAACAGGCGCTAATCCTATTTATCTTTTGGGGTATGGCAGAAGACCGAACACTACAAAAACAGGGTATCACTACAAAAATAATTACCCCGGAGAAATTAAAAATGATATTGTTTTTAACAAAATGGATAGAGTGAATTTATATTTTAAAAAATTCGAGAGATGGAGCGGTAGAATTATACACGTGACCGAAGGTAATGATCTTCCGTGGTTTAAAAAAATGCGGATTCACGAGTTCAAAAGAAAATACATGATCGGAAAAGTAGAAGTGAAAAAAGACATTCCAAAAATAATACATTTTTCTTTTTCGGATAAAGTAAGCGATCATGCAGATATAACCAGGGGAGTAATATCTAATTGTTATGGAACCCACGAATTGAAGTCTATACATGATGGCGTTATCCCTGCTGCGGATTTATATATTCTTGAACATTTTTTAAGTACGGATAAATTTGTACAAGCGTTCCCGTATAAACACAAAGCCTTAAATATTGTTCACACAGTAAATTGTATTCCGCCTTCCGGCATGAAAAAAAACATTGCTCTTACTGATACATGGTCAAATATATTGACAGGTCATGGAGTCGATAACATCGAGACAATAAGAGGCGGAATAAATATAGACGAATACAAGAGTATTGACCCTGCGCATGTAAAAGAAAAACAAGTTTTTGGACGGATTACCAGATGGTCTCCCGGGAAAATACCAGAAGACTGGGGCGATATGGTCCGAAGAATACTTGCCGAAATCCCAGAATCGAAATGTATCATCTATACTCAATTAGACCAGGCTGGGAAAAGAATTCCTGTACAGCACGAAAGAATGATCTATGACAAGTCCTGCCAAATAGATATGTTCAAAGGGCAGTTTCTAAAAAATCTATCTGTCTATGTTCATGCAAATAATACTTTCAAAGAAACTTTATCTTTTGCGGTTATTGAGGCTATGGCAACCGGGCTTCCGATTGTCTATCTGAAAGAAACAGGAGTAATAAGAGAAGTTACTGGTGGCGAACAGATAGAGTGCAAGAATTTGGCAGAGGTTGAAGAATGGATAAAAAAACTATTGCTAAATCCGGAATTAAGATATAATTATGGATTGAAAGCTAAAGAGCGGGCAAAGTTTTTTGATATAAAAAAGATGATCGAAAGTTTTGACCATGCAATAAAGGAGTGTTTGAAATGATAAAAGAAAAAACTATTGTGGTTACGTTAATGCGCAAAGGGTCAAAAAGATTGCCGGGGAAAAACGTTTCTATGTTTAAAGGCAAGCCATTATATCAGCATACTGTAGAGACTGCCGAAAAGATAGGACTGCCGTATTATGTGCTTACAGATTACGAAAGAGAAAGAATCCCTTTAGTTTATTGTAAATACATCCGGGTTCCTGATAAATTTTGTGAAGATTTTCATATATCAAATGAAAAAATAAAATGGTTTTTAGAACAGCATGAAATAGAGTGTGAAAATATTGTTTTGCTACAAGTGACTTCTCCGGTTCGTGATTATAAACATATAATGGATTGTATAGACCATTTTGAAAAATCTGATTATGATTGTGGATTGTATGTCAAAAAAATAGACGCTGGATTTTATTATATAGACGAAATTCCTTTATATAATTCGACAAAGCGAGATTACAACGGATCAACAAAGAAAGAAATATT